TTGTTATCATAGTGGTGGCACTTGGTTCGTGAGGGTGTCGTAAACTATAGTGACCTGAAAGCCGATTGTGAATATGGGCTGACCGAACTTCCTCTGTTGGTCTTTGGGGTCGTTGACCTTGAACCACATATACACATAGTTGTCTGCGAGTTGGTTTGCAGGGCCAGTGAGAGCATCGAGTCTGGTCATCAGACTTTGCTTTATGGCATATCTTTGCGTCACGCTCTTGGCCCAAATCTCTAAGGTGAAGGGGCAAGTCCATCTGCGTCTTAGGGCAGGGATGCTGATGAACTTCATCTCTTCTGGTTTCTGGTTGATTATTATCATAGGAAGGTCTACGTTCTGTATCTCTTTGGGATAGACTACCGTTATACGCACGATGGTTCCTGACTCGTCTCTGATGTAACCCACTAGCAAACTCTGTAGAAAGAGGATTGGGTCTACCCCTGAAGGCGGTTGTGCTATGATGACCATTTATGGGTCGCCTGTGGGGAGCGATGCTACTCCGCCACTATTAAGTGTATTCTGTTCAGGCGTGGCTGGCGGCACATTCGCAAGCACCCTTCTGAGGACGGTCTGATAGTAAACGGTCTTGTTTCCGATGACCTTTGGTATGGAGTTCCTTACTTCCCATTCTATGCCTTGCCATACCACATGGTCTCCTACCTGTGGGGCCACGCAGTATATCCACATATTGGCGTAGTGATTGGGCAGGAAGCCCTCTTCGACATACTCATATTCTACGTTGGTGAAGATGGTGATGAATGCGGTGAGTATGGAATCGGTGTATTTGATTATGGGGTGCTCGTAGGCATCGTGGCCGACTATGTTCTGAGTCCTGTAGGTTATGGGGATTCCAGTCATGTCTATCATCTGGCGGTAGGTAAGGGCTATGTAGTCGGTGTCCATAGGCGTTAGAGGGATGGCCCCAGAGAGAGGATTGAATGTGCAGAATCTCTGAATCGAAATCTTGTCTTCAGCATAGGCTTGGTCTATGAGACCCGATACAAGGTTTCCACCGATTACGCTTTCAATTGCGAAAGCATAATCTTGTATGATGACGGATATAGACTTGCCGCTTATACCGATGGACTCTACTGCGGTTGCTGAATCGGATACACCTGCCATTCTCGCAATTGCACTGAGAAAGTCGTAGTCATAGGTATAATCGAATACACCCAATACGAGCGCACCAAGGAAGTCAATTGCGGTTGCTGAATCGGACACACCTGTTCTGAAAAGATTGAGAACAGAATCAACGGCTGTTGCGTAATCCGTTATACCAGTGGAAACGGTTGTTGGCACTGATGGATTCAAGACGGTGGCCCATATGGAAGGCCCACTCGCTTCCCACGCGACCACTGTTTTTAATGCGCTACCCGACACTTCTCTGAAGAACATTTGAGGTGTGGAAGGAGAGGATTCTGGCGAAGTCCATATTACCTGTGGTGGCATCCAACTCAATAGAGATGGGTCGAACTCAAACCAAGGCCGACTCTGGAAGAAGTTAATTATACCATCGTTCATGTCTGCTGTGACAATGCTGAGACCGTATGGGTCTGATGAAATGGTTGCTCCGCCATCGAATCCTATGCTCAAGGGGTAGGTAGGTATCATGGTTTCGGCGTGTGTCTCGTCATCTGAGTTGAACGTCACCAAGAATAGACCCTCTCCTTCGCCCTGTGCTCCAATTGCTGAAATACATATTGTGTCATTATAGTAGCCGTAGCCTAGTGTATACCCACTTCTACTGAGGTCGTAGGTATTGGACGTTACATAGGGGCCAGCCCAAGCACCCACTCCATCGCTTTCTGTTGTGAAGAAGGTTATGTAGTCGGCATGAGAGTTGTATCCGCCTCTTGCTAGAATCACTGAGCCATTGCCGAGTGCTCCGAAGATTATCGTGAGCGCGTTGTCATAGTTGTCGGTAAGGTCTTCTTTGACCTCACTCCAAGTAGGTGAAAGGTCGGTGTAGGTATACTTCCAAACCTCATTGTAGAAGTTGGAGTTGTCTGGTGTCGTTGTAACGGACACCCAAAGTAGATAGCCAGTTTCGAGATGATTGAGACCAAAGAAGACGCTAGGTAAGTATACACCCTCTTGGTAGGTGACTGGTTGTGCTTGTTCAAACTTGTCCCAAGTTATGGTTCCAGCCGATAGCGCACCAACGCTCCAATAGAAGGAAGTCAAGTCTTTGGCAGAAGTTCTTACAAGCGCGATAGTATTGGTTGTTCTGTCATACCAAACTGAGAACTGGCTTCCATCGAATATGTCTCCATCACCTATCAAGTGGTTCATCGGTGTCCAAACGATTCCATCTAGCGAGTAGGAGTAACTTATGTTGTCGCTAGTGTCTTGATAGAAGACATAGCAATAGCCGTCGCTACCAACGATTGTCTTTGGCTGATTGCAAGTGCCGCAGGTTTCTCCATAGTCAAGTGAGGCTGGCGTTGACCAAGAACTCGGTAGTGCTTTTATTGGAGTGCCGAGCCAGTCTGTATCAGTTGTGGAATCCGCCACATTTACAGGGGTTGACATTATGCTTCACCTAACTCCAATACGGACTCCCACCGAAGTCAACGTATGGACTTGGACTCTGATAGTTGTTAGGGAATGAGATTTCTGACAACTTGACGTAGAGTATGCCTATCTCCTCTTTGAACCTCTCCTTGACTTCAACTGTAGCCGCTTGCATAGCCTGAAGTCTGTTGATGCTGATGTCACCAATGGCCACTGGAAGACCGGAGATTACCCAATTGATTGTCATCGTTTCTATCATGTTCAGGGCGGCTGTGAAGACGGCATACTGCCTTGCGAGAGGCAGTTGTGGACTGATTGTAAGGTCTCCCCATGTAGCAGTAGTCTGCTCGTTGGCATATCGGACAAAGGTGTTCAGGATGTCAACTGAGGTCGGAATCTGCCATACGAGATACTTGTTGGGGTCTGTGATGGACTGTTGTAGGTTGAGTAGTCTCACTAAGTCTTGCGTGTTACAGTATTGGACTAGCGTGGGTGGAACACTGCTCATACTAAGGATAGATAGTGCAGGGCTATATTTAAATACTCCTAGCCCCTTACCCATCCTATGGCTATAGCAACCGACCCTGATGCCGAGCCAGTCGAAGAGCCGAAGGAACCAGAAACGGCTCCTGAAACAGCCTTAGACAGTGGAGACTTGGACATAGAGGCCGAAGTCCTTTTCCAGATAACCCACTACAAAGAGGAATACGGTGCGCCAGCAAGCGTGGCTGACATCGCCTTTGAGATTCAGGAGCAGGATTCTGAACTACACGATGCCATAATGGACGCGGTAGAGGAAGGAACGCCCAAGGTCAAGCCAGCCATCAAGAGTCTGTTAGACCAAGGACTGATAGCCGAGACCGAGTATGGCGGGTATGTCGCTACCCCAGAAGGGGAGAAGGTTGTGCGTGAACCAGAGACGCAAGGGGCGATAGGAAATACCTATGAGTCCGAGAAGCACAACAAAGACCCTTCAGCCGAGACTTCAGAAGAGTATGACATTCCGTCTGTCGAATCCTAAGTCTGACTCTTTTCTATTTGTGCGGCTCTCCATGCTTCCATCTCAGCCTTCATCTCAGTGAAGAGTTTCAGCACATTCAGGTCGGTCTTAATCCTGACAGTATCCTTGAGGGTTCCGAAGGCTTTCAGGTCTAGAGCATTGTGATTCTTGGTGGCTATGAGAATCTGCATCCTTTTCAGCATCTCGTCTTGTCCAGTCGGAGTATTCAGGTCAATCCCCGTCAAGTCAACGAAGACAGTCCGTTCTTGAGGCTTATAGTGGCGGCCTTTTCCGCCTTCATCCTCTTCTTCAGCCATTCATTCTCACTCTTTTGGCGGCCATTCTGAGAACTCTTTGATTACGAGAACCAGAGCCTTTTTGTCACTGTCATACATCCACTTACCACCGATGATGGTTTTAGCAGAAGCGTTAGGCAAGAGGTCTCTGATGAGGTCGGCTCTGATGTGAGCAATGCGAGTGGTCGCGTGACCAACCGATTGAAGTTTCTTCCATTCTGTAGTCATTAAGACTACTCTAGCGTCTGGGCTATATAAAGTTTTCAGGGTTTAAACCGTAGAATCCTTAAATAGAGTTGGGAGCAAGGGGTTGGTATGCCATACATCAAACTAGAGCGAAGGAAGATATTGGACGTTGGTTACAACCAACTGCTCGAAGCCTTCTTCAAGTTAGAAGACCTTTCCCCAGATAATGACCGTCTATACATTGAAAGTGGTGATGTGAACTATGTGATTACTCGTCTCATTGATAGGATGTATGGCGGGAGATATGCTTCTTATGATGCAATGAGTGACGGTCTCAAGACCCTTGAAGCGGTGAAATTGGAGTTCTATCGGAGACGTATGGCTCCCTATGAAGACAAGAAGAGAGACCAGAATGGTGAGGTCTTTGAATAAGGAAGAGGCCCAAATCCTTATTAACCGTATCCACAAACTGTTTGGCTATATGGTTCAAGGGTATAATGGGCCAGTTACAATGGTCTCACAGGATGAGGTCGTCAAGATAATAGAGGATGAGATTCGTGCTTAGATACTACATGGCTCATCCGTTTGGAGACAGACTCCGGCTCCGTTTAGAGGAGAAACGGATAGAGAGAAAGACAGGACTGGTTCTGGTCAACCCCTTTTATGACGTAGAGGGCCGAACAGATGTCAAGGAGTTCGACAAGTTGGCCAAGAAGATGAAAGCCTTTGACAAGTTCTCTAAAGTAGAGAAACTCAAGGATAGCGAAGAGCGACAGAAATGGGTCTCATCATGGGGTGTCTTAATGAAGTCAACCACTCCAAAGGAAGTAGTGGAACGCGACCTCAGAGTTATACGTCAGACAGACGGTGTGCTGGCTTTCTTTACTGACAAGATTTCGGTAGGAACACCGATGGAAGTGTTTTATGCTAGTCACATTCTTCATCACCCTGTCTATCTCATTATCGAAGACAAGACAAAGATGGGGCATCCTTGGTTGGTATATCACGCAACCTCAATCTTTACCAATGTTGACGAGTTCATCAATTCCTTCAACCAATCGAAGGTGATAAAGAGGAAATGATAGACTACAAGAAGGTCAAGGACAGTGGAACGCGACAGAAGTTCAAGACAGGTGCGGTGCGGGACATCCAACAAGGAAAGGGACGGTTCGACCTCATAAGCCCTATCTTCCTTCGTAGGCTGGCCAGACACTATGAGAACGGGGCTGTCAAGTATGGAGATTGGAATTGGTCGAAAGGCATTCCAATAGGTCGTTTTTTGGATAGTGCATTGAGACACATTAATGAATATCGAGAAGGATTGAAGGATGAAGACCATTTATCTGCGGGAGCATGGAATCTTGCAAGTGCAATTCATACTGAAGAAATGATAGAACATGGTCTTTTGCCAAAGGAATTGATGGATATACCTAACTTCACAGCGTCTACTTCTACAATTTCCGAATCTGATTTGGCTTATGCGGCTGGCATTATAGATGGAGAAGGATGTATCAAGATATATCATGCAAAGAAAGAAACATTAGGAAAGGGTCATGTGCGAGACAGATACCAATTACAAATCCAAGTAGACATGGTAAAATCAGAGGTTGTTAATTGGTTACAGTCTAAATTTGGTGGCACAGTCTATGAACATAGACGGTCTATAAAGAAACATCCAACTTGGAACGATAGTAAAAGATGGTATCTCATGTCTAAAGATGAGATGACCAATTTTTTGGGAATGATTTTACCCTATCTTAAGATTAAACGAAAACAAGCCGAACTTGCCCTTCAATTCTTAGGGCTTCCTAGAAAGAGCGAGTTGAAAAAGGAATTTTGGAATGAAATGTCTTCTCTCAATAAGACTGGAAGAGAAGCACATCCCTATCTATCTTCCAAAGAAGAAGGTGCGCTCTAAGTGAACAAGACTCTCAAGACCTACTTGGTGGATACCTTACTAGCGTGGTTTTGGTCATGGCTCATACTTACACCCTTCTCTTTCTATGTTTGGCATTTCACCCTTGAAGTCTGGTGGGCTTGGACTTGGACTGGAATCCCCATATGGCTTGTCATAGGGTGGCCTTATGTGCATCTCATTCTCAAGACCAGAACTAGGCTCCTGAAAGAGAAGCCGCAATCCTTATAAACGGCCAAGCCTATCCTTTAGGTATGACCACAATCCTTAGTGTGAGCAAATCGGCTCTTGCTCTAATCATTGCGGTGGTAAGTGCGGGGTCTGCCCTTATTGCGGCTGTGCTCCCTGAGTTCATCAGTGACCCAATCACAGAAGGCGCGATTGCCGTCTTTGTGGCGGCTGTCTTAGGAGCAGTAGTCGTGTATCTTACTACGCAAGAACAAGTCGCTCCGTCACCTTAGATTACCTTCTCTGCCAAGGCTCATCATTGGGTGCAGTTCCCCAGACTCTTTGCTGATAGGTCTGTAGACCGTAAGGATTTTTCTGGCTTTCTAGGAACTTCCTGTATTCTTCCTTGCCTACGATAATGGGGTTCCAAGTGACGGCCCCACAGTAGACACAGTTTATCGCTCCTTCTTGGAATCCATAGACACCGTATCTGTAGACTCCGTGACAAACTAGGCACTTGACGTAGACATACTTCTCCCATTCTACCCTATTCAGTTCCTCATAGAAGTTAGACGTTCTGATTTTCACCTATCTTTAGTTTCTCCATAAGAGTATTCAGGTCTTCTGGTTTCAAGGCTTGAATTTGGCTCTCGTCCATTCCATAGGCTCTGTTGAGAGTGAATAGAATCGCTTCATAGTTGTGGCCATGCGCCATCAGGTCTCTGATTCTCATGTAGTCGAGCCAACTAATCTTGGCTCCCTTTCTATAGATTCTGTTCTCGTAGCGGTCTAAGCCCCACGCGACTATAATACCGAATATCAGCATCATTCCACCAAGCACCCATTGACCTAGATAGAAGAGAGGGAGCGCACTGCCTATTTCCCATGCAATCCAGCCGATTGTTACAACATCATTTGGTCTGAGTTTCATTGTTTTCACTTGGATTGGAAAAGTTCATCATCCCATGATAGGCAAGCAGACACTTCATCCAGAAAGCGGGAAGCACCAGACCCCTGTAAATGAACTGTGTTGGAACGGAAAGGTCGTCATCAGCATCCATTATACCCGTCTCCTTGAATCTGGCCTTCTCTTTCTCAGTTAGCCCTGTCTTGTCTGCGCCATATTGAACCAGTCTATTGGCAAGGTCTCTGTCTTTCTCGTCAAGTCCATACTCTGTTGAGAACAGGTTTCGCATGACTTCCATGACTTGTGTTTCATGAGGGATACCCTCTTCTTGGCTCATGCGTGAAGTAGACGCGGCTTGGTATTTAAGCATTCTAGCGCGATATGGCCATCGTCTGCTTCTCAGCGATGACCTTATCAATCGTTGAGAAGAGATGGTCAAGGGCATCTAGAGTGGACTGGTCTTTGAACAAGTCCTTCAGGTCATCAGCAATATCCTTGTCATTCTCGCCTACAGGTTCCACATCCACCAGTTGTGCGGTCTCTGTAATCCACCGTCTTGTGTTTCCAACCATCACTTTAGCGTTCTCAAGGGCTTTGATGGCCTCTTCAGGGGTGGCGTTTTGCCATTGGCTGAACTTGCTTACGGTTGCCATAGCATCTTCCCAATGGCCCATGTTCATCTTGAACTGCTCTGCCCATTCGTCCCATCTTCCCTCTTCCTCATCCATGAGTGCTTTTGGGGTGTGCTGATAGTCGGGAGACCATTTGTCTGGATGCTGGCCTTCAAGGTCTATCAGACGAGAGGACGCAGAATTGTCCAACTCCTCTAAGGCCGTGTCGAGATTGCCTATCTGCCATTGGAGATACTCAATCTCGCTTTCAATCTCTCTTTCATCTCCTGATTCTTCGCCTCTTTTACTGTAATTCTTCCAGCATTGTTCACAGTCTTGGGCAGGGACTCCTGTATCGGCTTGAGAGCACCCACCCTTCCAATTAGGGCATCTATATTGTGTGTGGGCCTCATCTACAGGAACCTTCTCTGTTCCGCATTCGGAACAGGGATGACCGTGTGCCTCTTTCTTTGGATAGAGTCCTTCCATGCTCTTGCGCGTATCGTAGTCGAAGATAAGGGATTTGCAACCGCATCCACAATCACCAAAGCAATGGTCTCCTCTTTTGCAATTAGAGCATCTACCTTTATAGACTTCTGATGGTGCTGACTCACCTTTCGCTCCCAATATGTCTGCTTCTCTCTCTTCATCAGTGTGTTCCTCACCCGTCTTGCCATGCTCTGTGCAATACTCACCAGAGGCAGGGGATGTCATCTGTCGGAGTTCTGACGTTCTCGACTCGGTGTCGGGAGACAGTTTGCCATCGCCAGTCTGCACCAAGTCTAGAAGCCTATACATGGTGGTAGCGATGTCTCTGGATACCATGTCTTTTGGAAGTTCAACGGCCTCTTCTATTCCATCCATCCTTTTCACAAGTGCTTTCGCTGTTCCGGGCTGAACTTCCCAATTTGAAGCCATGCTGAGAAGTTGGGAATCAGTGTTCTCGATTGCTTCTGTCACATTTCCGGGGTCTCCATACAGACCGAAGCGGAACACCCAAGAGGAGCCGGGGTGCTTCTTGGACTTCTCTACATTGGCTGTAGCAGAGGGGTCGTATTTGTGAAGTATGTCAAGGAAGATGTCTACATTCTTCTTCTGTTCCATCTCGTCTTTGCCTAACCATTCCGTGAAGAGGCGGTATTCCCATCCGTCCAAGGCAACGTCTATGGTATCATAAGGAGCAGGTGAGGTCGGCTGTGTGGCAGGTTCCTCAGTTGGTTCCTCATCTGGCACTATAAGCCCCTCAGTTGGCTTTTCGATGTCCCTACCTGCGGCAGACATAGGGTCTTCTGGTTCCGACTCTGGGGCTTTAGGCTTGAAGAGGTCTGGTAGCCATTGGTCTTCTGCCATATCAAGTTAATAAGCGTATCGCTCCTATTTAAGCCCATCTAGACAAAGGAAATCATGTCCTCTACACGCTCTGGCATGGCGGCAGACTTCTGGATTTGGAAGCCAATCATCGCATTCACGAAGGCTATGAGGCAGTCGTCTGTGGCATCGGAACTGTGAATCCAAATCTTCTTTCCAGTAGACTGGCTCGTTTCAGGGTATTCAGCCAGAAAGTCCTTGATAATCCAGTCCTTTGTCATCTTGTCTGTCTCATTGTAGAGTCTGAACCTATCCGGTTTGGTGACGTAATCCATAGCCGTGTCTATAGCCCACGTTCTGTTGACCTTGGCTATCTGACCGAAGGCTGTCTGTTCCACTACGAGAGGCTTGCCTAACTTCCCACTGCCCAACTCTACTTGCATTACGCGGCTTCCAAACTGTTTGTAGAGTTCCTGATTTTGGACGAATCCAGTGCCGTAGTCAAACACATTGATAACGGTAGGGAAAGTGGTGAGAAGTTGTGCGACTCTGGCAATCTGCTTGGTTATGTCTGGATTCTGCACCTTCTCAATGTAGAGAGTGTCTATCGTGTAGATGTCTGGCAACTCTAGAAGTCGGGGTCGAATTAGGTAGAAGACCGTGTTAGATTTGGAGATGCCCCAATCTACGCCTGAAATCAGAAGGTCGCCCTTCCCGAACTGCCCTTTCATCAGGGCTGGACTGAAGAGGGAACTCATGTATCCGTAATCGGTTGGTCTTCCGAGACCCGCGTAGAACAATCCCAGACACTCGTTCCAGAACTCTTGCGTTGGCTTGTGTGCTCTCCTATACTCGAACTCTTCTGGGGTAAGCCACAGTCCTACTGCCATCTCCTGACTGATGTGATAGCCTTGCCACATCCCATCCGATTTGGGATTGGTCACTTCCCATATCTGTTTCTCCTTATTCCACTCCTTCTTTGTGCTTTCGTCCCACTTGCTAGAGAAGTTGGTTCCTGTGAGGTAGGGAGTTCCTATTACCCAAAGCCTCTTGAGCGAACTGTGAGCCAGACCCTCTTCAGCGATGGGGATAGCGTTGGCCCTGTAGTCTTGGAACTCGTCAAGAATGATGCCATCAGCGTCAATGCTTCTGAGGGTCTTGGTGTCTTCGTAGGCCGTCATGAAGTAGACTTCGGACTTCGCATACTGCACCCTTCTAACGGCTTCGTCTCGCACAAGGGCTTGGAGCGTAGGGCTTCGAGAGAGTTGCTTCTGATAGCGGTCATGGCTGAAGACATCTGCTTTGTCACCTGACGAAGAGGCGTAGATATACTTTCCCGGCCACTTTGCGGCCCAATAGAAGAGCATATTCACAGCATACTCGGAGACTTCCATCTGTCGGCCTTTTACTATGACTATCCTTTTGTGCTCATCTCTGTAGATTTCTGAAAGCCAAGGCCGTTGCTCGAACCAAGTCTTCTGAGTTGGCGGAGCCTTCTCTGGAAGTTTGACATAGTTCTCAACGAATGTCATAGGGTCACTGAGGTCTAGAGTAACGTCCTTGGGTTCCTTTGCCTTAATCTTGTTGAACTCCTCTTGTAGACCCTTCAGAAGACGCTCATTCGATGAACTCATTCTGAATGTTTATATAGTCTAGTGGTTAATAAGTCTTCATGGGCAAGACAGTTAAGGTGGTCTATTATGGCCTCATTTGCGACATCCCAGAGGAAGGGATAGAGTCTAAAGGTGAACTGACCTTCTTACCGTTCTCGCTTGGTGAACCGCCCTACTATCGGACTGAAGCAGACGGAAGCATCACGTTCCTAGATTGGGTTTGCATACTCGATACTGTTGAGGAGACAGTCTAAAGGTTTATAAAGGTTGATGAGAAGGGGTAGGGTATGGTGAAGGGAACAAGGAATCCGTTGAGCGATGTGCCAGAGTTCGACAGCAAACTCTGTGTCTTCTGTAATGGCAAGGAGTTGGCCACCCTTGGTGTCACAGGGATGTCCTTTCCGATGGGCGACAACTGCCACAAGAAGTCCATTGATAGGAACGTGAGTTGGGACGATAACACTACTCTCAAGCAACTGCAATCCTTATTAAGACAGAGGCGTAGGGGATAGGCTGTGCTCTACGTCAACTCACAGGAAGCCGAAATCTTGAAAGGTCTTCTGCCGCCCGATACCGTAGTGGTCAAGCCAGAGGAACTAGGGACGGATGCTGTTGTGCAGGGTTTGGAGAAGAATCGGATGTATGAGAGAAAGGACTTGAAAGACTTTCTCGCTTCTGTTCAAGACAAGCGCATTTTCGAGCAACTGAAAGACCTCTCGAACAACAGGAACGCCTACGAGCCTTTCGTCATTCTTGAAGGACTAGGATTCTACGACTGGACTATCAAGAAGTGGATGCGCCTTGACGACTACTTTGTGTCTCATCCAGAGAGGAAGATGTCTTTCTATGAGGCTCTTACCGCTTTCAAAGCCTTCAATGTTGGTTTGGTCATCACTATGGATAAGGCAGATACGGCTCTCTTTCTAACCCATCAGAATCTCAAGTTGGGCAAGCCGAAGGAGAAGAGGGAGTTCCCAGAGCGAAAGGGCTTTCGTAGGGATTGGGACAACGAGAAAAAGAAACAGTATCTCTTTGAAGCCTTTGGGCCGACTACAGGTAAAGCCTTGCTCCGAGAGTATAGAAGTCCTGCTGGCATGATAACCATGCTTATCTCTCTACACGCACCGAAGGGAGACTACGAATGGAGCGAAGTCTTGAGGAGAGGCGAAGTAGTGGCTGACATTGCGAACATCAAACTCTCTTCTGGGAGACGTATTGGAACGGTCAAGGCCACTGAGATATTTCAGGTGCTATTCTCATGAGTCTTTCAATCGAACATCCACACAGAGAAGACCTTCCCGCTATCATGGCTCTCAATGCGGCCAGTATGCCAGAGACCTATGTGCCGTCCTTCTGGACGACTCATCTCAATCAGTTTGGAGACCTCTTCTATGTGGCCAAGTTCGATGGGAAGGTGATAGGCTATGTCATGTGCCGAGAGGAACAGGTGAACCGTGTCCGTATGGGTCTCATTATCTCTGTAGCGGTAGACAAGGAATATAGGGGTCAAGAGATAGGGCCGAAACTGATGTATGAGGCGCACAGGGCCATGAGAGAGAGGAACATCCCTATGGCCGCACTTCAGGTGCGGAAGAGCAACGAAGCGGCCATCAAGATGTATGAGAAACTAGGCTATTCCGTCAACATGAAGATACCTCAATACTATCGAAATCCGGTTGAAGACGGCTGGCTCATGACCTGCGTTCTATGAGACATTATCTTTAAATACTCCTAGCGCACTAATCTCCTTGTCATGAGTGTTACTACGTTCCCACTTGTAGCGGCAGGGTGGAGAGCCGCCGTAGGGTGGCTTGCAGAAGTAGAATATGGCATGGCTCCGGCTGGAATTATAAGTGCGCCACAAGCCTACAATTGGGTTGGCGCAGTGCAGAGTATGAGAGGAACGGTAGACAAGCAACCCATCTTCGTCTATAGGATGGACGGTAGCACTTCCTTCCCTGCCTACATTTTGAAGGGACAAAGAAACGTGGACTTCTCGATAACCTACTGGCCACAGAATATCGGTGGTGGCTCTCATGGTGTTAATCCTCTTGCAGACGGAACGCAGGGCATTCTATGGGACATGATTAACGCCATTGGAACTCCTGCTGGCTCGTCCCTATCGCCACCTGTAACTGGCATCTCTCATTCTTTCATCATCAAGGACTTCGACACTGGTGCTGTTTGGACTGTCACAGGAGCGATAGCCAATACAGTGACAATCAGTGGTAAGACAGGAGCCGCGCTTGAAGTCAAGGTTGACTATTGGTGTCAAAACATTATGCAGACGCTTCCTGCTTATGTGACGTTCCCAACTGACCTTGGCGATGTCCCGTTCTACTTCTCTCAAGAGGCTGTTCAGATTCCGTCTGGAAGTGTCGCGCCACAAGCCCTGACCTTCACTGCCACTATCACTAATAACCTGTCGCGTGTGCCTCAGTTTGGCACAGATGTCATCAGAAGTCTACCCACGCTGACGCGCAAGGCTGAAGGTGATATGACGGCCACTTTTGCGACTATGGCTGATGTTGCTCTTGAGACCAATGTTCCAGCAACAGCAGAAACCTATACACCGCCTACCACATACACAGACCTTGACACCACTCTGTCTGGTCTAGCCATGCAGACCATCCGTGTGATTCTTGGAAAGTTCGGTCTGCCGAGTGCCACTTCTCCGACCTACATCTCTGTCATAGACTTCACAGGTGCGGTGCTACCCAAGATAGACCTCACTGTGCCGATTGCAGACAGGGTTGCC